TCCTCAATGTGGATTCAACATTGATGACAAGGAAGTTCCACACGAAGTAGGTGAACTTCATGAAGAAAAACAGGAACAGCAACTAGAAGATGAATTTACTACTGTTCTAAAGCGTGAACCTGATGATTATGAACCTGAGATTTGTCCCTCTTGTGGGATGGTAATTCAGCCACAGGTTAAGCAGGAAAGTTTTGTTGTCACACGAATTGTAGGAACTACCCATAAGCCCAAGACCAGAATGATTATTGATTGTTTTGGTGGGCTTTATGTAAAGATTCCTGTATACGCGAGAAAGCAAGAGGATTGTCCTTATCTGATTTGGAGCTATGAAACTCATTATGCAAATGCTATTGAGAAGTTTGAGCATTTGCATCCCAAGCTCTCAGATGAAAAGAAGCGTCAGCTTTCCGCATCAGTTGGAGTGCAAGACCCCTATGAACAGTGGGGTAGATTAAGTCCTCAGTATCAGGGGACTTATCCAACTAATAACGTAACCATTCGTTCAGCATGGCTCCGTCCTGCTGCTTTTAATGTATTGCAGGATGAGGAAGATATTAAGAAGCTCAAGGAACTTTATCCCAATGGAGTAAAAGTAACCCTTGTCAATGATGAATTTGGTGACGCTTATAATGAGCGGCTTGATGATGCTTGGACTCTCACTTATAATCCTCTTAGTGATTACTTGCATCATGACCCTCTTGGGTTGCTTTTGGTTAGCATCCAGGAAATCACCAATGACCTAGTTAGTCTAACTCTCCAGACTGTTGAACATGGTATTGGTCAGACATTTGCTGACCCCACAGTATTGAATTTCGATGGATATCGCCAGATGGAATCTGTCCCCGGTGGTATCTATGAGGCTATTCCTAAGAGTGGTAAGACTCTAGGTGATGCTTTCTTTGAAGTGAAAACGGCACAGCTTTCGCCTGAAGTTATGCCGTTTGCGAATAATATTCAGTCTCTTGCACAGCTTGTATCTGGTGCTCTACCATCATTGTTTGGTGGAGCATTACAGGGTAGTGAAACTGCATCACAGTATTCTATGTCTCGCGCACAAGCACTCCAGCGTTTGCAGAACGTCTGGAAGATGTTTACTATTTGGTGGAAGGAAATCTTTGGAAAAGTTATTCCTGCCTACATTCAGGAAGTTAAAGAAGATGAACGAAGTGTAGAAAGAGATACTGACGGGAACTTTATCAATACCTTCATTCGTAAGGCTGACCTTGAGGGTAAAATTGGTCAGGTGGAATTGGAAGCTAATGAGAATCTTCCAATGACCTGGAGTCAGCAGAAAGATGTGATTATGCAGATGTTGAACGCTGCTAATCCTGAAATTCTTGCTATTCTTGGTTCACCTGAGAATCTTCCTATTATCCGTGAAGCAATCGGACTTACTGATTTCTTTGTGCCGGGTGAAGATGATAGAAATCATCAGTATGATGAAATCAAGCAACTACTCGCGTCTGAACCTATGCCTACTGGCGACCCAATGATGCCAGAAGTTCCATCAGTGGAAATTGACCCAATGATGGAAAATCATCAGATTGAGTTTGAAGTTTGTCGTAAGTGGGCTGTTAGTCCTGCGGGTCAGCAAGCTAAGATGGATAATCCTGCGGGATATAAGAATGTTCTTTTACACGCTCAGATGCACTTCCAGCAGATGCAGATGCAGATGATGTCTCAGCCACCGGCTCCAGAGGATAAAGGTGCTGCTCCTCCGGAAAAGCCCAATCCACAACGTAATCAGGAAGCACCCATTGTAGGAGAACAAAATGTCGATTCCCAACAGTAATACCGAACCTTCACCGGCTGGACCGGCAACAGAAAATCATGAGGATGTAATTGATTTTCTAGCTGATGAAGGAGAGGATAAAATTGAACTCGAAGATAAACCAAAGCCTAAAGCAACATCTATTCCTAGTGAAGATAAGGGAGAGGGAGAAGATGAGGCTGGAGACGAAAAAGTTGAAGATGACTTACTTGAACTCGAACAAGAATTGGAAGGTCCGGGAGAAGAAGAACTAGAACTTATTGCACCTGTTCGACGTAAGGAAATTCTTGCTAAGTATCCTAACCTTTTCAAAGAATTTCCTTATCTGGAAAAGGCTTATTATAGAGAGCAGAAGTTCACCGAGCTTCTACCTACCATTGATGATGCTAAGGCTGCTGTTGAAGCCAAGCAGACTCTTGATAGGATGGAAGCCGATGTAATGGGTGGTAATACTGAGCTTATTCTTAGGGCTGTTAGAGAACAGAATCCACAGGGATTTGCTAAGATTGTAGATGATTATCTCCCCACTCTCGCTAAGGTAGATGAGAAGGCATATTTCCATGTTCTTGGAAATGTAACTAAGCATACTATCGTAGCGATGGTGCGCGAGGGTCGTAAGTCAGGAAATGAGGCTCTAGCATCAGCAGCTCAGATTCTTAATCAGTTTGTATTTGGAACTAGTGAATTCCAACCTCCTCAGCCCCTTTCTAAGCCGGTTCCTGAGGATGGTAGAGAACAACAGATTAATGAACGCGAACAGCAGTTCGTTAGACAACAGTTTGAGAATACTCGGAACGATTTGAATACTCGTGTCAATAATACTCTTAAGAATACTATTGATGCTAATATTGACCCCAAGAAATCCATGACTGATTATGTTCGCAAGAACGCGAGCAGAGAAGCTATGGAAATGCTTGATACTGTTTTGAGTAAAGATGCACGGTTTATTGCGTTGCGTGATAAACTGTGGGAAGCTGCTTTCAAGTCTAACTTTAGTAGAGAGTCTGTTGAACGCATCAAATCAGCTTATCTGTCCCGTGCCAAGACACTGTTGCCTACAGTCATAAAGAAGGCCAGAATTGACGCTATGAGGGGACTTGGTAAGCGTGCTGATGAAGAAGAAAGAGTTGATAAAACTCCTGTTTCTCCAGGACGGCCACGTTCAAACGCTAGTGGCAAGATTTCTAAAGCATCCGAAATTCCAAAGGGTATGAGGACTATTGATTTCCTCATGCAAGACTAAAGGAAAAAAACATGGCTGTTGTTGAATCACAGGTTGCGGGTCTTGAGTTGGAACGTGTCATTCCAAAGATTCGCGTTCTGTTTGAGCGAGATGATAAGTTCTACGCCAACATTAAGAAGCGTGACGTAGAGAAAATCTCTAACAGACAGATGCGCGTTCCGTTGGAACTCCGTCCCGGTGGAAGCTTTCAGTATTTTAATGCTGATGGTGGAGACTTGGGACGCGGTGGTGGGCCTACCTTTGATAGGGCCGTTTTGACTAGTGTGTTCGTTAGTGAGAACATCGAATACACTAAGCTGACGGAATGGTCTACCAACGATGAGCGTAAGGCTGTTACTAATGGTGTGCGCCGTCTTACTGCTACTGCTCTTGATGAGCTTAGGCGTCAGCTTGATGCTCAGATGATGCAGTCGGGTGATGGTGCAATCGGCACTATTAGTGCTGTCGCTACTGCTGGTGGCGTTGATACCTATACACTTGGAACTGATGGATTCGGTGCGCGTCTTGTCCGATTCGGTCAGACTGTTCAGGTGTTTGATGCTGCTCTCGCCGTTCTGCGTGGTAGTGGTGTTATTACCAAGTGGGATGTTGAGAATAAGAGCATTGACGTAACTCCTGCTATTGCTGGTGCGATTGCCACTGATAGACTGGTTACGAATGGTATTTCCGCTCCTACTTCCCTTCCGGCGTTGTATGGTGTGCCGTATCATCATTCTAATGCTTCGACGGGAACTTGGCTTGGATTCTCGCGTAGTGCTACGCCTGAAATTCGTGCCAATCGTGTTAATGGTTTGGGTGCTGCATTGACGCTTCCGTTGCCGCGTCTTGCTATGAATAAGATTGGCAATCGTGTTGGTATTGACAACACGTTTAAGCCAACTGCATGGCTGCACCCCTGTCAGAAGCAGGCTTACGAGGAAATCGGACAGCTTGTTTCTATTATTCACAAGCTCCCGAAGGAAGAATCGCTGAATATGTATTTCGGCGATGGTATGCAGATGGCTGGTGCTAGTCTGCGTGATTCCTTTAACTGGGACAAGACTCGTATTGACTTTATCGTTGATGAAGTGTGGGGCCGTGGTGAGATTCTTCCCATCGGATTCTATACTACCGATGGTCGTCGAATCTTTGAAATTCGTGGTCCTTCGGGTGGTGTGGCTACTGCCGAAATCTTCTATATGGTTGTGGGTATGCAGACGTTCGTTACGAATCCTGCTGCCTGTGCCTATATTGATTCTCTGGCAGTTCCCACTGGTTATTAATTCTAAATAGTGGGAATGAGGAAAGAAAATGAATGAATCCGATTTTCAGGATTTGAGCACGGTTCATAGTGGTTTGCAGCCAAAGCCTACTCGTATGGCGGCTGCTGCTACTATTGCACCTAAGACGTTCCTCACGGTATTGAGTGCTGGTCCGGCAATTGCTACTATTACGCCGCCGGTTGAAGGCGCTCATATGCTTGCATTGATGTTCGCTGATGTTGCAGGCGTCACTAATACGGGTAATATTTCGGCTGTAGTTGCTTCCGTTGCACTCAGGCCGATGTTGCTGATTTACGACCCTGTGTCGGGAAATTACTTCCCGGTTACTACGGCGTAAATAAAAAGGTGGGGCGCGCATACCTATATCCAACGCGCTTCTCTGGCGTGAAAACGCTGGTCATTAAGACTGGAGAATAGAATGTCTCAGCCCGGATTTTGGCGCAGGAATTGGGAAGATAATCGTGTTGTCATTACCGATTCCAAAGCTGTAGTTAATCGTGTTTGGTATCTATTTCCGCAGGGTGGAGGTCCGCGAGGTAGTTTTACTACATTCGCAGACCTTGCACCTAATCTCCGTAGTAGAGATTTGATTTATCTCTCTGGAGTTTTGAAGGAACAGGCTGTTACTCCGCAGGACGTATTTGATGTAACTATTCTTGGCGCTGCTAATAGGCCAAGACAGGCTACAGATGGTGGCGTTCCTACAGGTGGTGGAGCTTCTTGGCTTGCTCCAGCTTCTCCTGCTGCTACAACTCCTCTGCTTAAAATTCGTGAGCAGGGTTGGAGTGTAATCAATATTCAGTTTGCACCTGTAGCATCGTCAGCTTGTATCCGATTGTCTCGTGCGGAAACTGCTGCTGATATGGATGGTTCACATGCTTCCATTATTGGATGCTATTTCGTGGGCGGTGGTGCTCTCGGAATTGGCATTGAAGATGTGGGTGGATGTGGACACGTTCTTGTTGAGGATTGTGAATTTGAATCCTTGTTGGATTCTGGGTTGAAGGGAATTAGCACGGGTATTGCTGTTCCTCTTAACTGGACAATTCGCAATAACAAGTTTAAGACGAACCTGAACGATATCAAGATGTCTCTGTCTTATGGACAGATTCTTGGTAATCGTTTCTGCACGGCTGGTGCTGGTGCTGTGAACAAGGTTATTTCTACTACTGCGGTTGCTGTGCAGGGTGGAAATAATCAGGTTCTTCTGAACTTCTTTAATAATTCTGAAGCTCAGATTGCCCCCGCTAGCGGTTATACTGGTGCGGCTACTGATTTGTGGCAGAACTATGTGAATGACCAGGCTGCACTTGCTTTCGGTCAGCCTGCATAATAACTCCCGGCGTAGGTCTGCATAGCTGAAGCGGAAGGGGAGGGGGTATTAGTTCGGCTCCACTAGTATCCCCTCCCCGGAGAATGATTATGGAACTTGCTGAACCTATTGAATCAATTAACAGCCAACTTATTGACTTGTTTGGTATTGATACCGCTACAGGTCAGGCATTATTTCGTGTAGTTTGGTCTGAGGACCAGTTTGAAAAGCGTCTAACGGATAGAAGTGAGAAGGGAATAATCCTTCCATTTCCTATGGTTAAACTTCTACCCAAATATAATCAGTGGATTAAAGATAGATTTGTCTTGGAAAAGCTCTCTATTGTTCCAGAACAGAATGTTAAGGAACTTGCAGGACTGAAATTGTCGTATGAGCCTCTTTGGGTATTCAAGGGTAAGGGAGATGAGTATGTTCCTCCTACTCTCTGGGGCTGTAAATTTGTAATCGACACTCTCTATGCTGCTATGGGCAAGACGAGTTTAGCAAAATACGTGGATGAGGAATCTAAACATCCAGAGGAAGTGCGAAATCAGCGTATTGAGAAGCTAACAGAGGAACTTTTTGGGGATGAATCAAATATTTTGGGCAGAACAGTGACGGGAGAGGCTATTGTGGTGCCTCAATCGTATGAAACCACACAGAAAGAGAGCTAATCATGTCAGTAGTTGGTGAATTTCCTGGTAGTCAGTCATTTCGGCGTCGAACAATTCGTGGTCCAGTCAATCCGATGGATAAAACTACCATTGTGAGCATTTTTCCGATGGAAATCATCGAAACTAAGCCCACAATTCAGCCGGGAATGTTTCATATTCCTGCTGGTAGTTATGATAAGCCGACTGTTGTTGTAGTTGGCCCAAGTAGCTGGTGGAGAGAGATTGACGAGGAACAGCCGTTGCTTGAAATTCCTGTTTCAAGTGTTCAGATTGCCGATTCGGTGATTAAAGACTACTGTAACGGTATTCTTGGATGTGATATGGCAGGTGCTATGCCGGGATTGTTCTATGTTCCCGGTGAACATAACCTTGCTAGTATTCAGAAGAATTATAAGACTGAATTGGACAATGCGTTGGCTCGCCAGCGTAATTGGTATTCAGCTTTGGTCAAACTTGCTGATTCCCTGTGGGCACGTTCACAAGGTAATCCTCTTGCAATTAGCGATAGTATGCGAATTGCAGCTAGGGAACTAAATCTCCAGAAGGACTGGATGAAAGACTTTAAGATGGTTGAGACTGTTCGCTGTAAGGCTTGTGGCGGACTTCTCAATCCTATGTTCCCTGTTTGCCCAACTTGCAAGGCCATTAATGACCCTGCTAAAGCAAAGGAACTTGGACTCACTTTTGCTCAGTAGGTGATTTATGAGATGGGTCTTGATTCTGGGCGTTGTTCTGCTATTTGTATATGAATTCTGGTCTGCATGGAATGACAAGCCAGGAGATACGATTAGCGAAATAGTGTGGAAGTTTTCAAAACGTCCTCTTTTGCCCTTCGCATTTGGGGTATTGATGGGACACTTCTTCTGGTAAAACAATGCCTGTTCCAGACCTCGTTGCGTCAACGGTTCTCGCTAAAGCGGCAACCCTGCTGAATGATACGGCAAGGACAGTCTACACTTATGTGGCTACCTTGCCGTATCTCCAGATTGCTATGCAGGAGCTACAGGAACATTTCCAGCTTAGTAATATTTCTGTAACTCAAATCACTTCTGCTGTCATTAATATTCCCGCTGGAACCAATCAGATTGTCTATAATGGGATTGGAGTTCCTACTCTGCCCACAGACATGATTGAACCTGCTCAATTGTGGGAACGTCCTGAAAATACTGACCCCTACGTTCCGATGACGAGAAAGGATTACATTCCCCATCAACTTGAGGGAGTGCCAGTTTCTCAGTTCGGATTCTATGTTTGGGAGAGTCAGATAATTAAATTTCTACCTGCTAATTTGAATATTGATATTAAAATTGACTATATCAAGGAAATTTTCACTCCCCTCGTGGATGAAAATTCGGCGATTGATGTTATCAATGCTGCCACTTTTCTTGAATATAGAACTGCTGCTCTGTGTGCAGAATTCATTGAACGTAATCAGGCTAATGCTAATTCTCTTAATACCTATGCAGTTTTGGCTCTTGATAGAGTTACTGGTATTGGAGTTAAGGGTAAGCAGACTATCATGACTCGTCGTCGTCCGTTTAGAGCGTCC